AACTTTTAACATTTTCTATATTTTCTTTAAAAAAATAAATTATGTACTCATTTTATTTAATACAATTCTAGACAATAGTTTGCAAATCTTTGTGATTACAAATTTGAGTACATAATTTTATATTTCTATAACTTTTAAACTTTTCTATAATTTCTTAAAATAAAAAGATTATGTACTCATTTTATTTAATACAATTCTAGACAATAGTTTGCAAATCTTTGTGATTACAAATTTGAGTACATAATTTTATATTTCTATAACTTTTAAACTTTTCTATAATTTCTTAAAATAAAAAGATTATGTACTCATTTTATTTAATACAATTCTAAACATTAGTTTGCAAATCTTTGTGATTACAATTTTGAGTACATAATCTTTTTATTTCTATAACTTTTAACATTTTCTATATTTTCTTTAAAAAAATAAATTATGTACTCATTTTATTTAATACAATTCTAGACAATAGTTTGCAAATCTTTGTGATTACAAATTTGAGTACATAATTTTATATTTCTTTAACTTTTAAACTTTTCTATAATTTCTTAAAATAAAAAGATTATAGGCTATTCTACTCATTTTATTTATAAAAAATTGATATGTATTTTTTTTAAAATTAAACATATTCAAACAAGTTTCGACCCTTAAGCCATATTTTTTTTAATTGAGATTGTTATATAATAACAAATAATTAAAACATTGATAACATGAACGCAAACAACTTTTCAATAAATATATAAAAATGAATTACATATATTATTTAATATGGTGTTGAATGATATTGAAAGTCTAATAAAACACGACAATAATCATAAAGATAAAGTTTTTAATGAAAAAGATTATAAAATAATTTCAGAAGAACTTTTAAATAATATAGATAATTTAAAGTCAAATAGTGATATTATAATATTTCAAAAAAATATACAAAAAAAATATAAAATTACAATTTCAAAATGCAACTTAATGTTTTTTTACAATAGTTTAAACATTGAAAACATTATGTTAAAAAAATTAATAACGAAGAAAAAAAATAAGTCTAATTCGGGTGTTATTGTTGTTACAATATTAACATCTGGTTCTCCAGAATATATTGATGATGAAGGTAATAAAAAAATAGGTAAGTTTAGTTGCAAACACGATTGTGCTTATTGTCCAAATGAAAAAGCTCACGAAGGAAATAATTGGGTAGATCAACCTCGTTCATATTTATATTCCGAACCTGCGGTTTTGAGAGCAAATGAAAATAAGTTTGATCCAATATTGCAATTCAATTCCAGAGTTTCTACATTAATGAAAATGGGACATATAGTGGACAAGGTTGAACTTATTGTATTAGGCGGAACATGGTCAAATTATCATAAAAATTACAAAGATACTTTTATAACATCAACATATTATGCTGCAAATACTTATTACGAAAAACGAGATATGTTATCTTTAGATGAAGAAATTGCATTAAACGAAACAGCAAAAATACATATAATCGGTCTAACATTGGAAACAAGACCTGATACAATTAATCTAAATGAGATATTAGAATTTAGAAGATATAATTGCACACGTGTTCAAATTGGTGTACAACATACAAATAACGAAGTTCTAAAAAAAATAAAAAGAGGACACGGAATTGAAACAGTTTATAAAGCTATTAAAATGTTGAAAGATAATGGATATAAGATTGATATACATTTAATGCCCAATCTCCCTGGATCTTCATATGAATTAGATAAACAAATGCTTGATGATTCGCTATATGACGAAAGATTACAAGTAGATCAGTATAAAATATATCCTACTGCAATAGTTCCATGGACTAAAATAAAAGAATGGTATGAAGAAGGATCGTATGTTCCATATAATGATCAATTGTTATTTGAATTAATAAAAGACTTTAAAATAAAGGTTCAAAAATGGAAAAGATTAAATAGAATTATAAGAGATATTCCTTCAACATATATAACTGGAGGATATAAACATCAATATGTCAATATGCGACAGTTGTTGCAAAATGATATGAAAAAAAATAATTGGAACTGTAATTGTATTCGTTGTAGAGAGGTTAAAGACTATAAAGTTAATACTGAAGATATAAAATTAGATATACAAAAATATAATGCGAGTTCTGGTATAGAATATTTTATATCTTTTGAAACAGAAAAATATTTAATTGGTTTTGTTAGATTAAGGTTAAATAATGGTAATGAAAATAAAGAAACACAACAGCCAATTTTAAGCGGATGTGCGCTAATAAGAGAATTGCATGTATATTCTAATTTAAATGATGTTGGTAATAATATAGATATTTCATATCAACACAAAGGATATGGTAAGAAATTAATAGAGGTTGCAGAAAATATAGCAAAAAACGAAGGGTATTTAAAAATGGCTATAATAAGCGGAACAGGTGTTCGCAATTATTATAGGAAAATTGGATATGAATTAATAGATACGTATATGATAAAGAGTTTATAAGCTTAATAAGAAGTGTTTACATATTTTTTTATATCATTGAACTCTCTTTTAAAAGAAGTATATGCGATGTACTTAAAAAAAGATATTATAAAATCAACATACATTACTAAATTAGAAGAGTTTTTTTTTGATTCTTCTAGTTTTTTTTTAAGAATAGTATCATTATGTTCATTTTCATATAATTTGTCATTCTCAAAATCAATAGCATTAATTTGTATTTTTAATTCATTAGTGTCTCCCATTTCGGATCTCCTATTTTTCCAGTATTCTTTAAACTCAACAAAATCATCAACATATGCGTTGCTATGTTCTAGAGTGATGTCATTAAAGTTATAATCAATACCTAGACGATTTTTAATAAATCTTATATAATCACCGTAAGTTCCGCCACGAATAATCTCTGTCATATAATATTGAAAAAAATTTAAATATAAATTTTGTTCAATGAATTTTTTTCTTTCTTCGTCGTTATCATAACCATTATTTTTAAAAATGTCGTATGTTTCAACACAAAGAAGATTAATATATGTATAATATTTATTACATCTTGTCGTAGCATTTGTAAGCATAAATTCCAATATTGATTGAAACAATTTTCTTAATTCTTCAGCTTTCTTTTCGTCTGCCTCTTTATCATCTTTATCCTTTTCTTCTTTTTCAATTAATTTATTTTCGTTAGCTTCTTGTTTTTTAGCTTTAGCTTCAGCTTTTTCTTCTTCTTTTTTTTCTTTTTCATCTTTTTCTTCTTGTTTTTTAGCTTTTTCTTCTTCTTTTTTAGCTTTAGCTTTTTCTTCTTCTTTTTCAGCTTTTTCTTCTTGTTTTTTAGCTTCAGTCCCTGTTTCTACTTGTTCTTTTTTTTCTTTTTCTTCATTTATTTTACCACCTTTTATACTAGTTAATAAAACATATTTATATTTATATCTAATATATAATTTATTATTATCGGTATAAATAACTCTATTGCGATTGTATAAATATATTTTTCTATCGGTTTTTATCATATTTCTATATACAAAGTTATATAAACCTTTATTACTATATAATAATAAAAAAGGAACTGTATTATGAATACTACAAGTGCTATTGATTCCCAATCTAATGATACAGTAGAAACAGTACCTGTAGTATCTACATCTAAAAAGGTAGATGCGAAACGCGTAAAAGAACTGTTCTGTTCGTTTATTGACGGAGAAACTAATTATTCACTTGAACAATATAAAAAATTTGCGGTCAATGCTTATAAAGAATCAAGTAAAAAAAAGAAAGGTAGCGCAAAAGAAGGAGTAGTTGAAAAACGTCCTCCTACCAAATATAATATTTTCGTCAAGGAGGAAATGGCAAAACTTAGATTGGAAGATCCAAAAATTGAGTTTAAAGAATTGATGAAATTAGCTGCTAATACTTGGAATAAAAATAAAGAATTGCTTTCTAACAAAGAAGTATCAGCAAAAAAAGAATAACCTCTTAATAATATAGAAGTATTATCTAAATGAATAAATATATTAATTATTTTATAATATCATGTATATTATTATTACTTGATGCCACGTGGATTTATAGTAATTATAATTTGTACGTAAAAAGTACTGATAAAATACAAAATTCTCCATTAATTATAAATTATAAATATGCTTTATTGGCTTTTATTGTTGTTATATTTTCAGTAATACATATTGCGATACCATTAACGCTAGTTAATTTAGATATTAAAGATAATTATTTAAACAAACTATTTAAATCTTTAATATACGGAGGTTCAGTTGGATTTGCCATATACGGTATTTATAATTTAACATCAATAGCTATTTATAAAAATTATGATGTTAATGTATTAATATTTGATACATTATGGGGGACATCTTTATATACAATAGTAACTTTCATATATATTATGAATATGGATATTAATATTAATATATAGTTAAATATTTTTGTAATAACAAAAAGCACATCAAACTTATAATAAAATAAGTCTTCTTTATTTTTACAATGTTCTTAAATTTGAATTAAACAATTATTTTTTAAATAAACTATATTATGCTATCGCAAATCCCATTATTTGATATTTGAGTGTGTTGAAAAAATATAATATATACATATATATTAGAATATTAAATAATATATCAATATATGGCATTTATTACTGAAACAATAATAATAATATTAACAATGATGATATGTACTGTTGCTTTGATTTTCACATATATTTATATGCAAACATCAAATATAAATAAATGTTTTCCTATTGGAATGCAAAGTCTAAATATAAATTATACAAAGAATAAAATAAAAGAAAATGATGATAAGGCTGATAATGATACTTGTACGACAACATGTGATTCACTTGATCCTGTTAGCGACCCAAAATATAATATGCAGCAAATTATAAAACAATCAATATTACTTGAAGAACATTTAACAAATAAAAATAAAAGATGTCGTGATTGTATAACAAAACATTTCCTTCACATTATTGGATTAGCTGAAGAAGCACAAATGTTAGCTACAAATAAAATAAATGAGTACCCGTTTATTAATGAATCTGTAGTATTATATAATGAATTGTTTAAAATATGGATAGATAATAAAAGATTAAATGGAAAAGACGAAACATATATATTATATTGTACAAATAAACTAAGAGATCACCGAAAACAACTTATTGTTCTATATTTCTTTAATGAAAAATATAAAATAAAAGATAAAAAAGATAAAAACGAATATGAAATATATGATAAATATTAATTAATATAAGGAATCATATTTTTAGATAATGCGTCATCTATAACCTCTTTAATATCATGTATTGTTAATGAATGTGCGGTTAGATGGTCGGGGTGAATTGTAGAACCCATTTTAATATTTGGGTATCCGTATGGAATTGTTGTAGCATAAGATGAGACCGTAGAATAAAGTGCCACGTCGGCAACAATTTGATATTCGCACGAAGAAAAATCATATTTTTTATTTATATAAAACTTATTTACTAATTTTTCTGCCCCTTTTCTTGAAATTATATACATACCTGTAGAAGGAAGTAAATATTGCCATTTTATAAAACGAACATTTTTTTTTAACAAATTATAGTATAAAGTTTTTACGGTTGGTCCGTAAAGAATATGTAATTGAATAATTTCAGCATCATAAGGGGCATCTTTTATCATACTTTGATAATCTATATTAAATGGCATGACCATATCATCTTCCATAATAACGAACCATTCATCTGTTGTGTTATTTATTGCATATACCATTGCTTTAATATGGCTTGATATACAAGCGAACTCATATTCGCAACTAGAACACCCTTTATAATTGCAACTTAATGGTCTTTTTTGAACCAATACATCATCAAAATCATCTGGCGTTATTGCTTTAATTCTAACATTTTCTTTTTTCATTTCTGTAAATTGATTCTCCATAAATATTTTACGTTCTTGACATTTATCAATATTAATCCATAAATGTTTCATAATTTATTTAATATCTGTATAATATCTTTATATCTTACAAATCGTGTGGTATAGTTATTATATTATTTTTATTGTAAGTTATTAAATGAAGTTAGAATTACGAAAATTTGATCCATCAAAAATTAAAAATGATTCAGTTGTAGTTTTTATAGGAAAACGAAATACTGGAAAAAGTTATTGTCTAAAAGATATTCTAAATTATAATAGAGATATTCCTGTAGGAGTTGTAGTATCACCAACAGAAAGAGCAAATGGATATTTTGAAAAGTTTGTTCCAAAAATGTTAATATACGATGAATTAGAAGAAAAGTTAGTAAGTAAATTTTTAACAAGACAAATAACAATAACAAATAACAGAAAAAGAGAAATGGCAAAAAAAGGAACATCTACAATAGACCCACGAGCATTTCTTATTTTAGACGATTGTATGTATAATAAATCTGCTATGTCAGATAAAAATATAAGATGTATTTTTATGAACGGGCGACATTATAAGATTTTTTTATTAATTACAATGCAGCATGGATTAGGGTTGCCTCCAGATTTGCGTTCAAATATAGATTATGTTTTTATATTTAGAAATAATATAGTTAAAGAAAGAGAGAAAATTTATAATCATTATGCTGGTATGTTTCCTACATTTGACGTATTTAATCAAGTTATGAACCAATGTACTGAAAACTTTGAATGTCTCGTAATAGACAATAAAGTACAATCAAATAATATAAACGATATTGTATTTTGGTACAAGGCGCAAGATAGTAATTATAAAATGTGTTCTCCGGACTTATGGGAAATGCAATCTCTGCAAGATCAACGAGATTTGATGGGATTAATGAATGAGGAAGAAGATGAAGACACTGAGGATTTTGATCCAGGTGTTTTTATTAAGAAAAAAAATTCTAAATTAATTAAGGTTAAAAAAAATGAAAAATATTAGAAAAAACTGAGTTTTTTATTATTTCGCACGTAAGTATTTTCGGTTATGTGTATATTTTTAACATTATCGTCTTGTTTTTTTTCTGGATTTTCTTTGTTTTGAACATCAGACAATTCTTTAATATATTTATCTTTTTTGTTTTGTATATAATCTTTCGTCGTATTATTGACTTTTTTATCATGTATGTATATATTCTTTTCATCCATATCTTTCTCATTATGTTCTTGTATTTTGGTTTCTGTATTATTAATATCAAATAAATCTTTATCTTCTTCGTTAATTTCTTCATTTGATACAGTGGTTTCTATATACTGATTGCTATTATATAATGTATTTTTTTCTTTTTCGTTTTCATTTTGATGCATTAATTCTGTTTCAATATTTATATCATTTACGTTATTATCTTCTTTAAAGTCGCATTGTATAATTACTTCTTCATCACAAAACTTTTTTTCAGATATATTTTGAATATTAGACATTTTTTGATCTTCGTCTTCGTCATCATCTTCTTTATCAATATCATCTTTGTCTTCGCCATTATCAGCTTCAACAACATCATCATTATCATCATCTTCTTCTTGTTCGTCTTCGCCATTATCAGCTTCACCAACATCATCATTATCATCATCTTCTTCTTGTTCATCATCATCATTATCGTCATTATCATCATCATCTTGTTGTTCATCATCATCATTATCGTCATTATCTTGTTGTTCATCATCATCATGTTGTTCGTCATCATCATCTTGTTGTTCATCATCATTATCTTCTTTTATTTCTTCTTTTTCATATCTGTAGTTTTTTTCAACTTCGTCGCCATCTTCACTTTCATTAACATCTTCTACAACATCATCCTTTGATTTTTTATATTTATCTTTTTTCTTATCTTCTTTCGTTTTTTTATCTTTTGATATTTTTTTAGAATGTTTTTTATTATCGCATTCATTAAATTGTTTAACATCTTCTGATAAGTTATCCTCTATTTGATTGAATATTTCATCAAAAGGTATAAAGTCTCTAAATGTTTTTTTGATTATTATCCTTATATTTTCCTCAATTATATTAAGATTATTTTGATATTCGGCATCTTTTATATTTTTTTTATTAAAAAGATAAGCATTCTTCCAAGAAAAAGAAGCTACATTTATGAAACATTTATGCACAAAGTCCTCTGGATTAGGAATTTTAATTTTAATATTATCAAATTGATCTTTATATTCGTATATCTTAATTTTAATAGTAGTTATAATAATTATTTTAATTAAGTTTAATAAATATTTGCATTTTGTATTTTTAACTATTTTTTTATATTCGTCGTTAACTATATTATTATTCCATTTTTTAACACAATATAATTCATTTTGAAAGCCTTTAATCCCTTTATTTGCGATAAAACATTCCGACCATATAGCATTTATTCTTTTAGAAATAGCGATACCTATTATATCTTGTAAATGTTCAATATATTCATTTCTCGTATCTATCAAACCTTCCATTGTATATTTAGTTATAAATAATACTCTTTATATAGTCAAAAATATTTGAAATATTATAGAAATAATTCATTATATTTTCATTTAAATTTTTTAAGTTCGTATAATTCTTTTTCCATAGCATCCATTTTTTTAGTAAGTTCTTTGATAGATTCTACAAATAAAGGTGCTAATCTTTCGTAAGCTATTGTCAAATAATTATCTCCTGTTTTTGAAACAATATTATTACTACTATCAAGTATAGAATCAAAAGGTGCTAACTTTACAATCTCAGGAAATACACTTTGGACATCTTGAGCACTTAAACCTACTTCGTTGACCTTATCTACAATTCCAAAACTTAATGCTAAATCATTTGGTGTATAATAAAAACCATTGAGTTTATTAACAATTTCAAGAGGGTTATTAATTGTAGACGAAAATGTCTTCAATCTATTGTCTGAAAATCCCGAAGATATATCACCAGTTGCTGTTATATTACCAGAAACTGTTAATCTATTCGTTGGATTATTTGTACCAATACCTACATTTCCGGCGATATAATTTATATTTGTTCCATTTATTCCCCATCTACTAGCTTGTGTTCCTGATAGCACACCGTCTGTAATACTTAAGTTATCCCCAACTCTGATTCCTCCACTTACTTCGGCAGTAGCTACAGGTATTACTGCAGATATAACTCCTGCATTAGTAATATTAATATTACCACCTTGTGAAACAATACCACTGACAGTAGAAGTAGCTACAGGTATTACAGCAGATATAACTCCTGCATTAGTAATATTAATATTACCACCTTGTGAAACAATACCTATGGCAGTAGAAGTAGCTACAGGTATTACAGCAGATATAATTCCAGAAGTATTAATAGTAATATTACCTCCAGTCTTGAAACCACCTATGACAGTAGCAGAAGCTAAAGGTATTGCCGCAGATATAACTCCTGCAGTAGTAATATTAATATTATCACCTTGTGAAACAATACCACTGACAGTAGAAGTAGCTACAGGTATTACCGCAGATATAACTCCTGCAGTAGTAATATTAATATTAGTACCTTGTGAAACAATACCACTGACAGTAGAAGTAGCTACAGGTATTACAGCAGATATAACTCCTGCATTAGTAATATTAATATTACCACCTTGTGAAACAATACCTATGGCAGTAGAAGTAGCTACAGGTATTACAGCAGATATAATTCCAGAAGTATTAATAGTAATATTACCTCCAGTCTTGAAACCACCTATGACAGTAGCAGAAGCTAAAGGTATTGCCGCAGATATAACTCCTGCAGTAGTAATATTAATATTATCACCTTGTGAAACAATACCACTGACAGTAGAAGTAGCTACAGGTATTACTGCAGATATAACTCCTGCATTAGTAATATTAATATTACCACCTTGTGAAACAATACCACTGACAGTAGAAGTAGCTACAGGTAATGTTATAGACGACCAATTTGTTCCATTAAAATTCAAATATTGTCCGGTGGAAGCTGAAGGTAATAAATTGTTTATAGCAGTATTTTTATCAGTTGCTCCTGTTCCACCGTTATTAATAGAAAGTATCCCATCAATATCTGAATAATTTAATAATTGTCCATTTTTCATATAATTTCCGATAACATTAATATTTCCAGTTACTTCTAATTTTTGTGTAGGGACGATAGTGCTATTTCCGCCAATTTTAATATTTGAAGGATAATAAATATCTTCATTTTCTCCTATTTCTATCCAATAGCCTCCATCACCCACACCACCTAACCCATGTCCAGTATTGTCTCCTCCATCTCCGTCCCACCCAACCGTAATAGTTCCTGTAACTCTTAGATCACCTGTTATTTCAAGGGCTACACCAGAACCGATTGTTTCAATGTCTTTATCTCCACCAATCTTAACACTAGAACCATAATAAATATTATTTCCTATACCTATTGAAGACCATTTACTCCATGCCCTACCGGCCGCACCGTCCGTATTAAGATTTATTGGCGTAGAAACCCAATTAACACCATTATATTTTAAATATTCGCCGCTTAATGCATTAATTGGTAATATATTACCAATTCTTGTTGATATTACATTAGATGTAGTAGTATCTCGTTCATCAACTTGTGCTTGTGTATAACTATCGCTAATTAATCTATAACCAGTTAAACTTGGAAAAGATGGTAAATTGTTTATTCTTGCTGAAATTACATTTGATGTAGTAGTATCTCGTTCATCAACTTGTGCTTGTGTATAACTATCGCTA